GTTGATGGGGCGTTAGCTGCTGCTTCTGCATCACGTTCTCGGTACAAATTATCTGCCGTGCTTAAAATGTAATCTGCAAAATCTCTAAACGTACCTTCTGTGTCGGTCATTAGTTCTTGGTCTTCTTCAGTCCTTTTATTTACTTCCGAAGATAAGTCACCAAACTTTTTGTCATAATCAGCTTTGTCAGATACTTCTTCTTCTACTCTAGCGTCACCAACAAACTGTAAAAATGATTGTAAGTTTTCTGGCGTGATCTGACCGTAGTTGCCGTAAGCATCTAACAAAGCTTGCATGTTAGACGACATTACTTTGCCGCCGTCTTTGTAGTAGTCTCGTACTTCGTTAGCTGCTGCTACAGCTTGCGCTATTTGCGCTTCACTCATGCTGGCAATTTTTTCAGCTTGATTACCCTGATTAAAGCCTTCAATCAGTTGGTAAACTTTTATAAACGGATTGATATTATCAAGCCCTGCGTCGATTAGATTGCCTAAATCATCGAAAATACTCATAACTTATATCCTTAAACACTAATCGCTGATCCAAACCCCGTGCGTCGTTCCTCTCTAAAGGGAGAAATGCCGCCACCTAGTCCAACGCCAGCCGCATTGATCGGCACATTAATGTATCTAATTTCTCCTGTGTCTCTGTCCTTAACAGCTTTACGATAATACATTCCTGTGTCTGATGCAGTTGATATTAGTGTGCCGTCAGCATTTGGCATCATCGCAAACCCAAAAGCGTTAAGGTAAGACGCTGGGTCATAGCCCTCTTGATTATAACTACTAAACATTTCTTGTATTTTTGTCAGCAAGTCTTGATAGCTCATTTCATCTATCTCGCCGTCTTGTCCTTGCAATGATTTAATCGTTGCTTTGAGAGCATCAATTTGTTCTTGCAAACTGCCAACTAGACCGTCTTGAGATATGTTGCTGTCTGCTGTGGCATCACCACCGCCAGCGTTATCAGCACCACCGCCATCTGCAATATCGTCTAGCATAGACGCAATCATCGCATTAAGAGCATCAGCGTCCATTCCTAAATACGGTGTAACATCAAAGTCTGCGCCAAAGATTGCTTGTAATAACGCAGTCTTCTGTTCATCGGTCATGCCTTCTGCAATTTTTGTTTCGACAGTTGTGTTAGTTAAAGTGATCGTACCATCTGCTGCAACAGTGTAGATTTCTGTAGTTGTTTCACCCGTAACAGCGTCGACACTTCTAATAGTTATTTGACCGTTTTCATCAATAACGTAGTCAACGCCATTAAAAGTAATTGTGTCTCCTACATCAAAAGTATCTTCTCCAACTTTGACAAGATTGCCGTTTTCGTCATATTCCCATTCGCCACTTGCCACCGCATCAGCAATAGCTTGATTATATTCTTCTTCGTTAGTGTATGTAACGCCATCAAATTCTTGGCTAAACTCAGCACCAGCAGTTACCGCTACGCCGTTTTCGTAAGAAACGCCTTCGTAGTCGCCAGTAAACGGATCGCCGTTAAACAGTAACGTTTCGCCGTCGAACACATATCCAGTGTCGTTATCATCGTTGTTGGTAGGGCCACTCTCATTATCGTCTGCTGGGGAATAACCTACGCCATTCCAAACAAGTCTACCAGCAGCTACGTCTGCTTGTTGAGCCGCGTTTAAATTATTATATGCAATCTGTTGAGCGGATAGGGCGTCTTCGCCATCTCCTTCACCGTCACCTTCACCTTCACCTTCGCCTTCACCTTCGCCTTCACCGTCACCTTCGCCTTCACCTTCACCTTCGCCTTCGCCTTCGGGTGGTATATAATCTGAACCATCGTTTATGTATGTTTGTCCAAAGCCACCTGTTTCATCGCCTGTTCCAGATGTATCATCTCCTTCGCCTTCGCCATCACCGCCACCTAGTTGATCGTCACCTGTGTAGTCTGACCCATCGTTAATATATGTCTGACTGCCGCCAGCATTATCACCGCCACCTGTTTCATCATAAGGATCGTCGCCGCTTACTCCGCTTGGATCGCCACCTAGTTGATCTCCACCTGTGTAGTCCGAACCATCGTTTATGTACTGCTGATCTACTTGTACGGGGTCGTTTACAACCTCTGTCGTCGTTGTTGTATTTTGAGGATTAATTGCTTTACCGTCAGAACCAAGTGTCCAGCCATAGTCTTCTACTAATATTTTTTGTACGCCATCTGAGTATTGAGCATCGTCAGCAGACGTTATGTTCATACCCACATTTTGATTTCCAAAGTTTTGGTTTGGTATAATGTCGCCTGGGTTTGTGTCGCCGCCTGTTAAGTCTTGCACTATCGCACCCTCTGCACCACCAGGAACACCAACATATTGTGTGCCGCCTGACATGTCGTCAGCAGCGCCGTCATTCCCTGCGGCTATTGCAAAGTTTGCACCTGTGGATGTTTGAGAATAATCAACGTTAGAAGTATCAGAACGTTGATCGTTTTGGTTATTAGCTGCCATTTGGTTAGCTAACTCAGAACTGGAAGGCGTGTAATCGTCGTCGTCAAAGTCCATCTTCATTGCTGATGATGTTGCATTGCTTTGGGTATTATTGCCACCGCCATAATTCGCAGACATTGCGCCACTTGCTGCTAACATATCATTTTCGGTATTGCTCGCGTTGCCGCTGCTACTGCTGTCACTTCCACCGCCAGTTTCCCCAGCATAGTTTGTTGTGTATGACGCTCCATTATAAGTAAATTCACCACCAGCGCCTTGTTCAGCGCGAGCTTCAGCAAATGCGTCATCAAATGATTGATTGTCAGATGAAGAGTTAGATGAAGAGCTATTGTTTGAGCTACCACCACTATTATTATCATCTGTTTTTCTTAAAACCTGTGTGTAGCGATGAACTATAGAGAACATAGGGATCATAGCGCGTCCTTTCTAAACCATACTGATGGGCGTTGTGACCCGTTTGTGTGTTTCCTAAACGCGGTTGCAGTTTTTGCGTCTGGGTATTTTTTGGATAGCGTTTTAGTAATATGACGAACAAAATCCAAAACGTCTTGTCTACCTGTTCGACAAAGAAATTGGCAAAAGTGTAATTGCCCACCACCGTCTCTTTTGAAAACTTCTACTGCATTAATACTGTCTTCTTTTATTTCTTCTTCAGTAAGAAAAGCATACGTTACCAAGCCGAGAAGCTTATTGTCTCTGATGAAAGAGATAGACTTGTCATACTCGATTGGCACAAAAATATTCCGCGCTAACCACCCAGAGCCGTTGTCGCTATAATAAGGATCATTGCGAAACAGATCAGCAGCTTGGTATTTTTTTTGCGATAAAGATAGCATTACAACTTTATCTTCTCAAACTTAGGGTAGAACTCTATTAGCCCTGTCTTTGGGTTAGTCGTACCAGCACCACCAATTGCTTTTAAAAGTTCTTTTGTAAACGGCGAAGCGTGTGCTAATTTGCTGTCACCACGACGTCCTTGGATTGCAACTTTCTTTGCCATCCCACTAGCTCTTTGAGCCATAGACATGCCTGTGTTTGGGCCATAAAGATAATCGGAAAATGCCATTGCCTTTGTCTCCTATACTTGTTCCTACTTTAACTGTATTTTTTAAACACAGTCGTCCCTATGCGTATGCCACGTTGTTATTTGTAGAAACGGTGGCAGCTACTTGGTCGGTCACACCGCTTACACTTTCTTGAATACCCAAAGTTTCACCATTGCGTCGCCTAAGTTCTGTTTCAACGTTAGCCATTTTACGCTCGACAATTTCTATCTGTCTGGCATTTGTTGCTGTCGCCAATTCTATACGCAAGTTGTTTAGCTCTTCTTGCAGCAATGCAGATGTGTATTCAGAATATGTTTTGTGTGACGTCAAACGACCAAGGTAACCACTATTAATTGATGTATCGCCAGTATCGTTAGTATACTGCACCATTGCTTTAACGTCAGAGATTAAGTTGCTGTAGCCTTCGTTGTCGCCGCCATAAGTTGCCTCGACAAACCCACTTTTTTTATCACCAACGTATAGATTAATATTTCCGTCTGCACCCATCCTAATAGAAATGTCGCCTTTAAGTTCGTCTTGCATAGAAGACGGCAAGCCAGCAACCATTTGCATAACAGCGTTCCTAGCTTTTTCTGAATTAACGTAGGCGTCATTTTGAAACTTATCACCAAAGTACAACCTAAAAGGTTTATGCTGACCGTCGTAAGTTACATCCACTTTCTTTCCGTCTGGTGTGTAAACGTAATCAGAAAATGGTAACGTACCGTCGCCGTTAACAGTAAACTTCAAGTCAGACAAATCAGTGTCTGCTGTGGCACTGTCACTAGCTGCGACTTCTTCATCTGTTACTAGGTCTTCTACTTCTGACAAATGGCTGTTGTCTTCTCTATTGTCACTTCTTCTGTCTTTGTTTCGCTGCACAAACTCTTGATGCCGTCTCATGTTTTCAGCTTTTTGTTCGTCGGTTACATCGTCGTTGTTAAAAAAGTCAGCAATGTTGTTGAATGGATTGCCGTCGTTGTCAGTATCAACGGTTGCCATAGTTGCCGCTCCCATTAAAGTTGGAACAGGCGCAAGCATTAGACCAGCTACGTTAAGGACAGAACGGAACGGGCTGTCGGATGATGGCATTATGTTATCAGCAAATCGTTCGCCCCATGTGCTGTCATTTGTTTTGCTACTTCTATCGCTAGGTCGATCATTACGGTTTCGATTGTTTGCAGTTAAGAAACTACCGTCGCCGTCAACATCTAATGCGCCACCCAAGTAGCCATCGTTGACGCCATCAACAATGTTCATTTCTTGCCCAAGAAAGTTGCGTGTTACACCGTCAGTATCTGTGGTTGTCCACATTGACCCGTCGCCATCACGATCAAGTCCAAGAAAAGAGCTTTCACGATTTGACTGCCGTTCATCATCCGTTAACGTTCCACGCCCCTGTGCGTTGTAGCTGCTGCTACTTCCCTTGTTTTCCTCTTCTGCGTAATTTGTAGAATAGCTTTTACCAGCGTAACTAAATGTACCGCCAGCACCTTGTTCTTTTCTGGCATCTGAAAAAGCTTCCCCGAACGTTTGCTGATTAGGATTGTCTTCAGTGTAAAACTCGTACAAGCCAGTGGACGGGTTAATTGTCCCTGACCCTATCTCTTTTAAAAAACGCAATTCGTCGGGAGTGACGTGTACTAATTCACTGTCACCTTTCCGACCTAGTTTGCTAAGCTCAGAGGCTTGTCGCTGTAGATTATTAGACATTTAAAATTGCCGCCGCTATTGTGACTTCTAAATCTGTTGCGCTGTTAGAAGACGTAACTTCCACAGCAATTTCTTTTGATGTTGTTGTTGCATCTACTTGTACTGATGCACTTAGGTTTTGTTCTGTAAGTGTGCTTGATACAGACACTAAGTTACTTGCCGACAAAACAATGCCGTTTACTTTAAGCTGAATGTTGCAAGTACCCGAAGTTGTTTTAGCGGCAATAGCATCAAGTCTAATTGTTTGCTTAAATCCGCGAGTAATTATTATTGGGCCGTTGCTTACTGAGCCTGTGGTAAATTTGTAAAAAGACCTTGTAGCAAAAATACTTGGCAACTGTGCAACTGGTATCTGAGCATCTTGGTCTAACTGAGCAACGCCGTTCGCTGCCCCCATAAATGTTTTAGGAACTAATGCAGTTTGGTCGACGTCAGAAAATTCTAAGTTACCGCCTGTTGAGTTAACACGGATAAACTGTAGGGCATTACTTACAGTAAAAGCAGGGATGCCCGTGTCGGGGCTGGTAAGCAACCAACCTGTGCCGTTGTAAAATTTCAGCACATTTGGGCTACTTGCCGTGTCCACCCAAAGGTCGCCAGCATTTGGTGATGTCGGCGCGGTTGCACTGACGTACACACGCCCTCTGTTCTGCGTCAACGCTGTGAGATTGTTAATCTTTTGCTGTGGTATTTCATCGTTAGCTATTGATAGTTTGCCGAAAGGAATAAGACCGCCAGAAGTATAGGTGTCTTCTGTCATCAACCCACTAACTTTAACCTGTGTTGTGTCTTCAACGCGCAAAAATGTAATCAAGTCACCAAGAGACAATGACTGTGTAAACGTAACTGTCGATTGCGCTGGGCTAGTTGTATAATCATTTGACGATCCTTCACGTTGCAACACACCGTTGCGATAAATCATAATGGATTGATCTGCTGTGTGAACGTATGGAAACACCGCTTGGTTTGCATTAGCTGTAACTTCTATCCTTGCAAACCCAGAAGCGTTAGCGCCTTGCACTTTAAATACTGTAACAACGTCGCCAACAGTTGCACCGCTTGCAAGTGTAACTGTGTTCGATGTGCTGCTATTTGTTATTGCAGTAGACGCTTGAAGCGCACCGTTTATGTAAACTAATATTGCGTCAGAGCTATCGTGAGCGTAAGAAAATTGTGTTTGAGCAGCCGTAGCAATAAAGTCTGTCCTACCGTTAAAGATGGGAGCGCCTATTGTACCGACGTCACTACCGCTTGCGCCTCTTATTTCTGTAGCCGTAGAAAGATTTATCCAACCTTCATTAGCATCAGTGTATGTACCTACCCGATATTGCAGACCCAAAGAACTATCGTTGCGAAGCTCTACAACGCCAGTAACTGTGCCTGACGAATTAAACAATTTTAATAACAATTCAGAAATTGTGTTGTCGCCTAGCTCAGATGCGTTGACATATCGAACAATGTTTTCGATGTCAGCGCCAATGTTTCCGCTACTTGTATGGTTTCCTGGGTATAATACTTTTAGCCGTGCCATTTTATTTGTCCTTATGAGTTAGAAATGCAAAAGAGATAATCGTGATGTTGCTCTCTTGATCTGTTTCCTCAGTTCTAAATCGGAGCATCACTCCCCGAAAAACGTGGTTAAACGGAAAGGTGTAGTCAGCTTTTAAAGGCTGATCGCCCCAAAGCCTATCACCTTCAAGCCTGTCTAAATTCACTTCCATTGAAGCCATGTCAGTTCCGTTTTCATCAAACGCATCAACAAAAAACCGACCTTTACCAGAAGCTTGAATTATAAATGTGTGACAACGTTTTGTTGCCATAAAGTCTCCCATCCATAGCACTGGTGTTTCAGCCACCATTTGAGAACGCCGCAAATCAGCAGACCCTGTTTCTATGTTAAAAGACCTATCAAGCGTTTCATAAACGCCATCACTTGTTCCCATCAGTAAACGGCCACCAAGAAAATCGCCGCATCTAGGGAAAAGTGTATCTCCAAGCTGAAAGTTAACAGCTTCGTAGCCTTGCCTAAAATTCATAGAAAGACGCTTAGTTAACTGATTACCTTTGCGTGGAAAGAAAACGTGATACGTCTGTGTGTCACTGTCGTACACCGCTTTAATAGCAGATTGATCTGGGGTTGTTTTAACAAGCTCTTGATAAAGTGGCTCTATCTCCTCAGACAAAGACGCTTCCGCAATAGTCACACCATTTTGCTCTGAACGCATAATAGAATGAATACCGCGACGGCTACAGAACAAAAGGTCAGAACCAGCGTTTGCAATTGTACCGTGTGCTATACAACCAATCCGAAGATTAGCACGGCTGTCCAACGACCATTGTGTGTAGTCTGGGTCTAGAATGTAAACTAATGTTTGGTCATTCGTAAACACAGCCAAACGGTTTGCTTCAAATGTACCAAGACCCGTAATGACATCAGCCGTACCAATAAGATCGCTAATGTCTATAAAGAAAGCTTTGGCTGTTGAGGTATCACTTTCTTCATCAGTAAAAATATTAGGTTCATCAACCCTGCTAAACTTAATTACATTTGGCTCGTTTTTAAATCCAGCAATAGCTAATCGTCTTTGAATAGCAACGCCAAATGATGGTCTTGCATTGGCTGTTGAAACCCCAAAGTTTGTGCCGTTAAAATCTTTAATGGGGCTATCGGCACTAAAAATTCTTACACGACCTTTAAAATTTGTCATGTGAAGAACTGCGCCTTTGTCGTAAGCGTCATTCAGCCTTACGCCCGTATCGGAAACTAAGTTAACTCTTGCGCTGTCTTCCTCTGCAAAAACTATATTCTCTCTACTCCAAAAACGTAATGCAGTAATTGGAAAGCGAGAAGCTTTAACGAACAAGTAACTAGCTGGATCGCGTGATAGCTGCCCACGGTAATCAACGCTACAGTTTTCTAAGTTCCAGAAATGCTGGTTTTCTTTTGTTTCCATAGCAGTGATGTCATGCGAGCGATCAATACCCCTAAACCCATAGTAGGTATTCTCATTGGATTTAACTGCTATTGGAGCATAAGAAAGCCTAGACATTAGTAGCTATTAGACGAAACCGTAGTTACGTTCCCTGATGTTGTCGTTGTGGTTGAAGTGGTTGTGCCAGTTTTAGCGTCAGTTGTGGTTGTGCTTGTAGTAGCTGATGGCTTGTAAGCTTTGTTGCTGCCGCCGTCTGTAATTTCTACGCAAATCTCTTTATTGCCAAACTTTCTTTCGTAAAGAATGTCGGACATATTTGATTGGTATAGGCGCATTGCCAGCACTGCTTTCTCACTAGCTTGCTGGATCATGTAATGTGCGGTCAGCCCATCAATCATAATAATATCAGGCACAGCGCGAGTTTGCGTTTGATCTATATAGTAATCAATGTCGCCGCCTTCCCAATATGGGTGGCGGCGTATGTCTTCGATAACCCTGTTAGCAAGTTCGATCATCAGCATCATAACTTCACCATCTACTCTTGCTGGTGAAAAGTTACCTGATCTAACAAGTGCGCTGCGTACTAAACTTTCTAACGGTGAGCTAGAGTTTCTTCCAGCAGCAAAAGGTTTTTGTACAGAATACTCAGCCATCAATCATCCTCAACTGATATAATGCGACCTGACCAAACGTGGTGGTGCTTCTTCATCGCATCAGATAAACGAGATGGAACTTTCCACGTAACGTATGCTCTGTCAGCATCCCATGTTCCTCGAACTCGCGCTTCATCCCCAAGACGCACATCATAAGCTGCGTTCTCTGGGTTTGCGCTTACAAACCATGAAAAATCTGGAGCATCAGTTGTTTTAGCTTTTGCTTGTTTTGCTTTCTTTGAAGGGTCTGGCACATACGCTTCGTTAACGTCAGGTGTAGAAGGATCATCCTTTAGGTAATGACCTTTTGAATTTCTTGCTCGCTTTGCAGCCATAATAATTACACTCCTTTATTGGGTCATAATTATTTATGGTCTGAATTTTCTAAGTAGTCGTCCCTACCCTTGGTTGCATCTGATCTTCTTTAGGTAGGTAAACATAAACGTGAGCGTTACATTCTGGGCAGCTAAGATTTGTTACCATTGAATAAAAGTCTTCTTCTTCATCAATGTCGTGATCGCCACCCCAAATTAGCGGTGTTGCGCAGTGCCAGCATTTCATGTGCATAGTCTTTCTCCTAAAAAAAAGGGGCGCAAAAGCGCCCCATTTCGTGTCATGTACTTGACCTACTCATTAGGTCAATGTTGTCCAGTTTTTGATGAAAGTATGAACTTTGTCCTGAGTAAGCTCTAGGCCACACTCAGTTAAATATTCATGCTTCTTAGCATCAAGGTCTGGTGCTTGACGATCCCTCAACAACTGAGTGTCACGACCATCTAGGAAGCGATACTTCAAGTAAGGGAAGTCTAAGATAATCATAGCATTATCCATTCCTGGGACTTGACGGAACTGCGGATGCAAGTGAACCATTAAATCTCCAGCAAACGTGGAATACTGAGTAAAATTAATGCCATAACTGTCGTCGATTTGTGTCGGTGACCAACGGTTTTTACCGATCTTCTGAAGGTGTCCAGCAATTTTAGCGCCACAGAAAGCAAGCTTCTGTTTTGATCCAAATGCAAAGATGTCTTCAATTAAGAAACGATCAAACTGATCTTCTGACATAGAGCTTGAAGCTGTTGATCTGTCGATAACGTTAGATAGCGTTGTCGTTAGACCGCCAGTAAAGCGTCTTGGCTGCGAAGTGCTGCCGTTGCTTTCATGCTTCTTGCCAAAAAACATCGCTCTTTCGATGTCTGACATGTGCATCTTCAACGCTTTGGTAGCCATCTCGTCCTCTTTGTCGCCAGTTCTTAAATTTGTGGCGTTCAAAGTTTCTGTGACTTGAAAGCTGGTACGAAAAATTTGCGTGAAGTTCGTAGCAACGCTAGCATCAAAGCTGACGCCAGTTGGACTTGACGCGCCTTCTTCGTATGCTGACCCTGCGATGAACAACATAGCGTCATCCGCAATGGTATGTGATGTGCCACCAATGTTACGCTCAACGGTAAGACCTGTTGCCGTACTGTCAGAGGTACAACGCATAACTTCGCCAGTTTCACTGTTTACAATGATTGTGCCAGCTACAGCAAATAGATTGTCGTTACCAGCGTCAACGGTAATTGCCGTTGTGCTTGCAGATGCAACAGCACCGTTTACTGATAGTTTTCTATCAGGTAACTCATCTCTAAAGTTTTTGTATTCTGGATCGTCAGTGCCTTCCGAAGAAGTCATTGATAACAATGCGTTAAGGGGGCTCGACCCATTAGGTTCGAGCAGCGTAAACATCTCACGATAGTTCTTAGGGCGAAAGTCGTTAGTAAACTGACCAGTACCCCGTAAGCCTTGAATAGCCGCCATGACTAATTCTCCTGTCTTTAGGTTACAAAATTTATATCTTTGGTCACTTACGTTTTTTTCGGATCAATCACGCCAAAAAACATAGCCGTCCAGTACCCCGATTAATAGAGCCGTAGCGCCTCGGTTATTTAGAGTAATACATATGACAAAAAAACTGTCGTCCCTGTTTTTACCCTATTCTATTTTTCATTGCACTATCTGCCATTCTGTCAAACTGTGCTTGGGTAGCTGACTTTCGAGTGGATTTAGGAGCATTAGCTCCACCACCAGATGGTGCGGTTGACGTTAGGTAAGACTGACGACGCTTTGCCATGTCTTGCAAACGGCTAAACTCTGGGCTGTTGCGGTTGTTTTTAAAGTCAGCGACAACCTTTTCGGTCAAACCTCTGTCAGCAAAATCCTCTGCCGTAT